GTCTCGCATACCAATGGATTTGGAGATTGTTCCACCTTGAATGATGCCTTAATTTCCCTTGCACCAAAACCAAATGAACCTCCAGGACCGTTAAACCCCTGACCATAATTTCTTATCAGCATTCTCATTGGAAAATCTAGTTGTTGTGAACCCGACAAATAATCAACATATATAGTACTACCATTACTTAGAGGGAAAGGAATATCAGGTTCAAAATATGCTCTTCTGAAGCACACTGATTCAGCATTATTTCCTCCTGGTGGATATGATGGATGCTGAAATTCTAGGTAAGCGTTAGACTCAATAAACCACTCCTCAACATTATCGTAAGTGCCGTCTGATATAAATTCTTGTATTGAAAATACATTAGATTCTGGTTGATTAAATCCGTAGGATTCTATAGCTATAGTTATTTTTGCAAGAGGGGTTATCTTGACCTCAATATTTTGATTAGGATTATCAGTGAATCCTAGTACTACCTGCCCTTGAAACTGGATCATTGGTGAAGTATCAGGATCATTAAATAAATTTGGTTCCGTGTTACTTACTGGTATGGCTCCATGATAGTAATTGATAATAGGCAAACCTGATCCTGGCTGAAAATAATTTCTACTTATTTGCGGTGAATTATGTCTAAACATAATCTTCCACTTGTCACCTATGCTGTAGGATGAAGTTGGATTAAAATTAACTGTACACATTTTAGCCTCTGATTGACTAGCGTTATAATATAGATCAATATCTCCCTCTATGCTTTGTGTCTCCGCCTGCCAATTGCTTAAACCGTTTACATTTCGAGTGTACTTAAATGTTGTTGGGTTTATACCATCTATCTCTACCGTAACCCTTATATCTCTATATAATTGTGTCCAATCATCTACACCAGTGTACTCATATACCGTAAGGGAATTAGAATCATTCTGTCCATAATATGGATGAGTAGGGTCCATGTAGTTTTCGGGGTCATGACGTAAAGGAAATTTATTTTTTGTTCCATCTTCAAAACCTGGTGTTACGTCAAAAGGGGGATTGAGATCTAGGGTAAATCCACCATTATTTGAGAAGTCCTCACCTGTAAACACTTGAAGTTGAGAGTTTGATAGCTCCTCAATCTCATCTACCTTTATCTTAAAGTAAAGACCTGCCTGTGCTCCGCTTATATCGTCAAAATTATCAGGCTTAGATTCAAACTCAAGTATCTTATACTTCTTGTTTGAGAATGTAGGACCAGCAGCTGTAGACTTAAATATAACGTACTGACCTACAGAAAACTTGTCCCTGTCGAACTCATTTATTCTGAAGTATCTATAAACATCTTTTTCATATAGCCATAAGGGAAATATATTGTAGTACTCCTTCTTTGCCTGCTTAACCACAAGCCTGTAGTTTGTGGACCAGCTAGGTGGAGTGCTTTGAATCTGCACCTTCAAACTGTTAGACTTGTCGGACTCTGTTGACGGTATGTATGTAGAGTTATTGTCGCTTATTAGGGCTGTGGTCATACGCCCATAATCATCACCGTAGATTATGCCTACCTCATAATCCCTATCCGTCCTGAATGTGCTTAAGGGAGTTCCTGCTGGTATAGCGGCATTTCTGCTGGTGTATGTGACAGTAAAATCAACGGGATCCACATCTCTAAACTGTGTGTAGTTACCGTATATCAACCTGTTACCTATAACTTCCTGAGCCTGAGCTAGAAGTGGTACATTGTCAAACAGCCTGGTTACCTGGTCTGAAGGTAATGGTGCATATATCTTGTTGTTGCTGAATGTGTAGCTAGAAGTGTTTATATTACCATCGATAATTAGATCATCCTTTACGATAGACTTTACAATCTTGACATTAAGACTTCGTGGGTCGTAAGCCAGTATCTGTACCTCTTCAACAAACTCATTCCCAAGCTCAAATACAATCTTACACTCGTTGTATGTGTTGAGCATAGCGTTGTTGTCACCTGTAAATGGATCGATCTGATAGTTTGATGGCTTGAATGCGACACCTGAATACGGTGACATTGAGCTGTATTCGTTGTCTACGTATTTATACCTGTAAGCAAAGTACAGAAACTTATCCTCCATGTTGTTTGAAAGGACGTCAGAAGATGTTGATGGGTATATAACTGGTGCCTTTAATGGTGGCCTTATTATCACATCTATATCTATGTCTATCCTAGAGTCATTTACAGAGTATTCCTTTGCCCTCGCAATGTTTATCTTTCTTGGTGGATTTAGGTTGTCTGTCCAGAATAAAAGTGCTCCAGAATCTGGCTTGTGTCCTGGTATATAATTAACACCAGTTATTAGGTACTCCTGGTTAAAGTTTAACTGACTTGGGTTGCCTCCACTCTTTGTGGATATAAGAACCTGTGACGTTGTATTATCTATCTGGTTGTACTCAAATATAGCGTCGTACTCATCAGATGAAACAAACCAGTATATAAGGTTCAAAGGCTCGTATGCTATTGCACCTATGGTTCTGGCGTTTGTCGTGTTTATTGCTGGAACATATCCCGATAAAACTGAAGATATATCTCCCACGATTCCGTTACCTAACGAGTTAGACACAGACCCAATGTTGGACCCCTCAGACGTGTCTATGGTTATGTTTAAAGCATCCGCATACTGACCTCCAGACAAAAGTCTCTGATCAAGATCCTTGTTCATCTTCCCTCCCAGGAATGTCTTCTTTAATTCCATACTTACTTAATCCATTTATCTCTACCTCTCAGGCTCATTAATAGTCTGGATGGATGTAGATTACTTAGTCTAATCTTTGCATTTCTAAGAGTGGCCGTCTTATCTTTTCTGGCCCTGTTTATAATGTACTCCTGAACGCCTGTCTTGTTGTTTAGTAGAGCGAACTTTATGTAGTTATAAAGATATTCCTCAGCCATCTTATTGATGGTAATCTTACTGTCGTCTCCGTTCTCCATGCCGTCAGACACATACTCAAGGACTATATGCTTGTTCTCTATACCTGAAGAGAAATCTATCACACCAGACGCCTTGTTTATTGAGAACCTTGGGTTGTTGTTGGCCTCTGCAGTGTCTAGTCCGTATCTGCCACCCATCCTGTAGCCAAAGTACCAGTCACCCTCGTAGTTATACCCATGACATCCGTGATATATGCCGCCTCCCATATATAAAGTCTTCTCTTGTCTTAGTATGTCTACCCTTGAATCTCCAGTAACAATCTCGCCTTCGGAATCAAAAAGTATGTCCAGGTTATTATCCTGAAGATACCCCACAGCAGATATAGGCTGTCTGTTTTCTGTCAATGGAAATAGTACGTTCCCACTTAGCACTGATATACGTACATAGTTTACGTAGTCAGGAGGCATGACCATCTTTAGTTGATCTCCCATCTCCTGCTCTATCACCTTTATATTTCTAAGTGCGTCATAGTTAAGCTCCTGTATCGCTCTCTTTGCATGAAATATAATTGCATATCTATCTACATTGTTTACAAGCTTATCGTTGCCCACATACATAAGCATAAAGTTGTTCACGATGTCAGCCAGGGATACGTACTGATATTCTCCGTGGTTGAGGTCTGTAGGTATGACACCTCCATTTGTGTAGTATTGGTAGTTAGTTATATATGCCATATCTATTGTTTTTGTTGTGCGTCCTGAAGCTCTTCAGCCTTAGCAGCCTGAACAACCTCTGCCTCTCTAATTGAAACACCAGCGTACTGTAGTATCTTTAGCACGAGGTTTACAAAGTCGCTTTTAGGAAGCTCAAAGTCTTGATAATCTGCCGCAGATTGATGAAATAATGGATCTGAGTCTGTTGCACTTGTCGCTATGTATGTCCACTTTGGATCCACTGGGTACCTTATGTATCCCATGTTTACGTTTGATGTTATTGTGGTTGGATAGACTATGAATCCTGTCTCGTCAAGTGTATATACTGGGTATGCTACAGTAGGTGCCGTTAGGTTTGAAGACGTGAGCTTCAGAACCTTGTTATGACTAACCTTCTCCACCTCGACAGAGGTGTTGTATATAAGCTTGTCCACAAAGTAATAGTCTGTAGGTGGTGTAAACTTTGAAGTTGCGTATGCCAATGTAGCAACCTTATAAAAGGTATCTATAACGTCCGATATTTTTTTTGGTATGTCTGAGTATCCCTCGCCATGAAGCCTTGCATTCTGCTTGACTATTGAGGTGCTGTACGAGTATATGTACTGCTCGAACACCTCAAGCTGTGCCTGCTTTGCAAACAGGTTGAACTCAAATGGGGTTATGTATCCCCTGTTCTCCTTGCTGATTATAGACAGTACGGTATTTCTTACTTGATTGATCATCTATCTAGTTTTAACAAAGATAAATAAAAAAAGGCACTTCTATTAAAAAGTGCCTTCTCGGAATAAGTTAAATAAATAACCTATGAAACCGTTATACTGGTGATACTTGTAACGCCTGTGTTTTCTACAGGTACTACCACATTTGTCCACTTGGTTTCGGCAGCTGTTTTTAATGCTGCTTGAATAGAGTCAATAAACGCTTGTGTTGCTCCTACTGTTGTAAGGGCTACCTTTTTAGCTCCTGTTAATTCAAATAAATGAACTGCAGTTGCACTGCTTAAATCGCAGTAAAGAATTGCATCTGCGTTTACATATTCTGTTCCGTCTCCTGTTGTAAATGATAAATACTTTGCCATTGTTAAAAAATTAATGGGTTAATAATACCACAAATATACTAATTCTCAGATATCTTTTCATCTAGGAATTTAAACAACTCCAGTCCATCATTAGACTGAAGGTAGGATGCTAATGTATACAACGGGTCTTCTCCGAATGGTATGGTCATCAACTTCTTCTTGTTCTCCTTAAGATTATAAAATATCTCCTTCTTGTTGTTTCTGAATGACAGGTAGCCGTCAGATAAAGCTCTGGCCGCTATGTTATTCACACGTAGAGATGGATCATTAACAGCTTCCATAAAGTCTTGAGGATATCTCTTTGCGTAAAGCATAATATCTCTCTTAACCTCAGCTACAGTCATAGAGGAAACCTTTCCTCCTAGAAGTACATTAGCCACAGCCTCCATTGTTGTCCAATCTAAATCTCTAGCCGAAACCTGAGCGTCAAGTTCGCTGTACATGAAGTCAACATGCTCCTGAGCATCCTGCTCTTCGTCAAATTCATAGAACTCTGCCCCGTTATTTGGGTGGTAGTGTAAGAACTCTTGAAGCACTGGGTTTGTCTTTGGTACTCTTAATACCCCATCTTCAAAAACTATTGGCTCTAAAATAACATTGCTATCCTGCTCATCCTGAAATGGTGAGTTTGCGTTACGTGCGTATCGAAGAGGTCTATTTATATTATTCTCCTCGTCGTAGTAAAGCAGTCTGTTTCTTGGTGTGTCTCTCGACGCTATAAAGTAAGCCAAAGGCTCCTTGTCATTTTTTAATAGGTATACTCTATCCTTAGGTTCAAGTACTGATTTTCTCTTTTTCATTTTATTTTAATTTAATTTTTACAATAAAAACCAGGGGCCGAAACCCCTGGTATATAAATAGTCCTGTATTATCCTTTGAACAATACGAAGTTATTAGCTCCCATAACACAAAGTGCTCTTTCTGACAAGAAGTTAACCTGCATCTTATCGATGTCGCTACTCATAGCTCCACCTGCAGAACCTGTCATCCAAGTTTTGTATCGACGATCCTCAGCCTCAGAAGCTCTATAACGTACATGTAAGAATGGACGTTTAGCGTTCTTACCAAGAACTTGATCGTACACTGATGTAGTACCAGCTGGTACAAGTACACCATTGATAGCTCCACCAACTAGACCTCCACGAAGCGTAGCATCGTTTAAGTATTTCCAGTCAGTCTTGTAGAACTCATAACCTCTCTTGAATCCAGAGAATCCAAGGTTAAGTGCCATCTCCTCTGAATTGTCAAACAATCCGTAAGATGTACCACCTGCTCCGTAAGAGTTTTGAGCTGCTAGCATGTCGTCAATATCGAAAGAGAACTGACGGTTTAAGAACAATACGTTCTCAGCGATAGCACCCTGCTTGTCAAGACGTTGTACGATTGTATCAAAGTCTGCCAATGCAGCTGGTGTACCACCTGACCATACGTTACCTCTATCCTCGATAGTGTCAAACATACCCTCAGTACCTGCCGCAGTTGTACCTGCTGCAGCTCCTGGAGCCGCTGCTGTATTTGGTGAAAGGTAAGTCAATGCACCAGACGCTGCTGCTGCAGGAACACCTTCAACCATAGCCATCTCTAAGTAATCGTCAAATCGTAGACGAGTCTCGTGCTCTGACTTTAAGTACCATAAGTACCCTGTCGCACCGTTCTCAGTTGTAACCTCAACCCATCCTACTTGAGCCATATCAGATCCAGACACCTCGTAGTTGTCCTTGATGATGATTGGCTTGCAAGAGAAGATTGAATCCTCAGCCTCTAACGATCCGTCCATACCTGCAGTTCCTTTCTGAAACTCAGATCCATAAACGAATGCAGTTACAGTTGTTGCAGCTGTAAATGGAGATACTCCACCAGTCGCTGCGTAATAAGCAACAGTAAATGTTGATCCTGACACTGCTACGATAACAGCCTTAGCAGACTCTGCAGCTAATGTAGTTGATGATAAAAATACAGTTTGGTTTACTCTAAAGTTGCATATTGCCCCTCCAGCTAAAGTAAACACTTGCTGACCTGCAGCAGGGGTATCAATAGCACCAAAAGTAACCGCTTGGTATTTTGTATGTAAACGTCCTTGCTCTGCCCACTTAATTAAGTCAGAGTTAGTAGGAAGTTCTGCACCGACCATTCTCAAGAATGATGAGATTGATCTGTTTCCATATCGCTCAAATTCAGCTTCGTAAGTATCTGGAAGATACTGTGTCAAGAAGTCGAAATTGGTGATGTAATTTGTAGGCAATGTTGCCTTAACCGAACTAGGTGTAATTGCTACACCTGGGTTGGTTTGTAATGATCCAGCCATTTTTTCTAATTTTTACGTTTTTTAATAATTAATCTATTGCCTCGACTTGCATCTATAGACCTGACCTGTACACCCTCCTTAGGGGTAACCTTTGTGGACTGACGAGTCATGTCAATATTTTTAGACTCTTTAGCCACATCACCTACCGCATCTGCCATACCTTTATCATAGAAATATTTGGCAAACTTTTCAGGGTTTGAAGCCACGGCTATAGAACGATGGAATCCCTCATAGTCCTCAATCGATCCGTCCTCACCTGTAAACTTATTAACAAAGTTATTAAGGTCAGACTGCTCGTTGAGTAAGGTCTTGCTATCAGCTGGCTTGTAGACAACCTTTTTATCCTCCGATATATTGAACCCGAAACCTTCAAAGTTCTCAGAGAATAATTCACTCGTCTTACTTGTAAATTTTTTAGCCCTCCTAGCAAGCTCCTGATCGTTTTGCAATCGCTGCTCTTTTGTTTTCTTGTAGCTATTAAACTCCTCCTTCTCTTCGTCTGGAACAAAGGAATCCCTTGACTCAAGTGGAACCTTGTACTGTTCTTTTAAAGAGTTGAAGTAATCTCTAGCTTTAACAAGCTCTTTTTTCTTCGCTACCTTCTTGGACTTAATATCTCTCTCTTCATCGAGCTCCTCATCATAAGAAAACTTGTCCTCTATCTCAAAGCTCACATCCTCAGGATCTAATCCCTTGTTCTGTTCTAAGTAGTAGTCAAGTAGTAGCTGGTCGTCGTTAACATTATCATAATCCTTATTGATTTTGACAAAGTCTCCGATACCTCGACCTGTTTCTTTCTTGTACTTCAGGAATGCCGATACATCTTCTGGTAGCTCCTCGTTAGCATTACGCTGCTCGAAAAGATCATCCAAAGAATTTATCTCCCTGTCGTACCTCTTACCAATATATGAAAGAACGTCATCGTCATTCAAGGACGACTCTTGTGCTTCGCCTTGCGGCTCAGTGTCTTGTTGTGCCTCTGTAGTATCAACACTGTCAGTGTTTTTAGTAGCTACTTCAGCCTCGTTGTTTTCATTTTCTGCCTTTTCTAAGAGATCTCTCTCGATCTCCTGAGCTGACTTCTCTTCAAAGTCAACGGCTCTTACTTTATATTCTTCTGCCATTTTATTAAATTTAATTTATCCACAAAGTTAATTAATATTTCTATATCCTATTTAGGACCAAATGATTCTAAACCAAAACCATCTAAAGTGTCCTCCGTACTTTCAAAGTTCTGAGGCGGTAGATTGTTCTTTCTTTGATTTATTAGCTTAGACTGCTCAGTATTTTGCTGACTAATTCTTTCAGATTTAGCTACCTCTCTCTTATCCTCCCTTACCATCAATGACTCTGCCTCTATACCCTTAAGCTGCATGTTATACTGAAACTCTAAATCCATCAGATATCTTTTTGCTTCAACCTCGGCATTCATCTTCTGAATCTCAAACTGTGCCTCTGCCTCCTTGACCTGTGTCTTTGACTGAGCCTCAAGCTGTATAAGTTGTGCCTTCTGCTGTGCAGCCGACTGCTGAGTCTGAAGGTCTGACTGTAGCTTCATCTGCTGCTGCTGTTGAGCCTGCTTCTGCATCTGTTCCATACGCCTACGTCTCTTGACCTTGAGCATCTCATTTGCTAGCTTTATATTATTCATCCCCCTGATGTCTATTGCATCCTCAAGATCTATAGTCTTCTGTTGAAGTGCTACATTTATATTTGCCTCAAGCATCTGTTTCTCCTCCTCATCTGGAGCTACCTCTATAAATATTCCAAAGTCATACAAGTATAGGTCTCTGATCTCGTCAAGTATAGCGACGTTATATTTTCCTATCTGCATAGCAAACTCCTCTCTGAAGTCTGCGTACTCAAGTATATCTGCAACCCTTAATGATATACACTCGGCAAGTCTTCTTGTTGCATAAAGACCTGCATTTAGTATGTGTCTAGTGGCAGTGTTGGAGCTCAATGCAGCCAACTTCTGTACACCCACAAGTGCATCAGGGTTAGGGCTTGATCCATCCCTTGCAGAGTTTATACCCGTCACATCCCTGATCATGTTCAGGTAGTGGTTATAGTTTCCGATAAGTGCAGCCATCTTAGACTGTCCACTGTTTGAGTTAAGTTCCTGTATTGGAACCCTTGCATTATTGAAATCTCCTTCCTGCGTATAGCTCCTACCAATAACACTACCAGTCTGAAAGTATAGCTTCAGTGCGTCCTCAGGATTGTATGCGGCACCCGTACCGAGGTCTACCTCATTTATACCGTCTGCATCTATAAATACACCGTCAGGTACAACCCTTGACATAACCTGCTGTAGCTTTAGGTGTGTCAGTTGAATCTGATCGGCAAATGGTATCATTCTCCTAACCAATGACTCTATGTTACCCTTGTATAATCTTGGTGCGTGAGCCACATAGTTTGGCATGGCACTCTGAGATGCTGACTTTGGTCTTACCATGTTTCTAGCCATCTCCCATTTTAGTAGTATGTTAGATCCAGCTACAAGTATTCCGTCATACCACACCTCTCTTGGTGCCTCAATTATTTCAAAAGGAACACCATCTCCTGTTGGAGGATTAAATGTGTCTCCCTTTCTAATAACTCTCTCCCCACCGTTATCTAATATTTTTTTCTTCCATACAAATCTTTTGCTCGTCTTGTAATTAAAGTACATCAGTGTAACTACCTCATTTAAGAATGCATCGTCCTGATAGTTTCTGATTATAGGGAAGTAATTGTTATATGCAGAGCTAGAGTTCTTTATCTCTGTAAGCTGCTCCTCAGTAAGGTCTGGATTTATTTTTAAAAGCTCTGTGTAATGAACCTGCTTAACCTCACCGAAGTAGTAGCAGTCTGAGAAGTCCTCCTTCTCCGTGTAGCTGTGTATCCAGTTAGCTGGATCAACATACTCTACATTCACACCATCATTTACCATGAAATTATGCTTCATGCAACCTATACCTATCGTTGTGACGTCGTAGTCGAAGTTCTTCTTAACCTCGTCAAACTTGTTCATCTTAAGTATAGTATCTATAGCAACCTCCTCAGCTATCTCTATTCCAGGCTTGTAGTTTATCTGCATGTATAATGACAACTCCTGATCATCAGCTGGCAGTTCGTTAGGATCCATATTAAATGCATTGATACCAAACTCCTGCTTTGTCATTTCTAAGAAGTCCTTGGAGACCATGTCCTTCTCTATAGACTCCTGAAACTGATTCTTTTTCTCTGCAGACATAACGTCCTGAGCTTCGGCCTTAACCTTGTAAAGCCTGTCATTCATTCCGTTTACAACTATATCTACAAACTTGGGTATGATCGGAATAGGAGTCCAGTCTAGGTTTAACATAGACATATCACCATTTATAGCTAACTCATCCTTGTACTTCTGCATTGGCTGCTCGCCTCTGGCATAAAGCCTTAATCTGTGGTACTCTCCCCATTGGTCGTAAAACCTACAAGAATTACCTTTTCTTTTAAACCACTCACCCTCTATAGCCTTTGCTACACTTAATCCATACTTCTCTGAAGATTTTTCTTCGTCAGAGGCCATCTGGTTCGGGAAGGGTAATTGATTAATTATTACTGAAGGTTTCTCCATTACTTTATTATTTCGCTTCTATTACCACGATTATCATATCTTACAAATTTAATACTTATTTTTGATTCTTTTTTCTGTACGTTAGAAATATACTTTTTATTTGCCATTATAGCAAGTCCCGAACTAATTGAAGCATCGTATTTTGTTCTATTATTTATCTCAAACTTAGCCCAATCTTCTAGTGTCCTAGTAAAGTACATACTGCCTATATCTCCAGAATCTCTATACGTACCCTCTGAATCAAATCCCACGTACTGCTCTATGTAAGATTCAATAGCTGATGCGTGAGCTTGTTTCACATCCTCACTGGTGTTAGGTATACCGCCAAGTTCTAACTCTGTCTTAGACAGTCTCTTTTTATTCTTATCAGGCCTGTTCATTGAAAAACCTCTATATCCCCTGTTCTTGAAATGATAAAGAAGCCTAGCCTTATTGTTCTCTGCAAGTATAGGCATACCATAAAAGACACATGCCATAAGCACATCCTCGAAAAATATCTCTGCAGTTTTTGGTCTGGCTATATACTCAAGAAAGAACTCATTAGACGGAGCGTCTTCCATGTGAAACTTAGTAAGACCGTGCAGTGCACCGTTAGACCCACTACCTCCAACAACGCCAGATATATCATACGGGTCACATCCAAAGGACCCCATGTGTTCGTTTCCAGGATACTTAACACCACCTCTGTTTATAATATTATTCCTATGCTCAAAGCTCGGAACCCATGATACAACAAACCTGCCCTTCTTGTCAGGGGTCCAGACAACCGTTGTGTCTTTTTCACCATTCTTCCAATGAAAGTATCCTCGTGTTAAAACCCTGTCCTTTATCAATGAGTCATTGTAATCTATCTGCTGGTATATCTTTGTGAGGTTGAATATAGACTGCCTAGACTCATCTCTGAATGCGTGAGACTCGGTTCTAGGAAACTGTCTGTAGTATTCATTCAGTGCATCTGGGTCTGATTTTAATGCCTCAACCTCATTGTTCCAGTATGTTATCACACCGTCATCTATCATCTCTCCATCTACACCTATAACTGGTTTAGAAGGATCCTCAAATACAGGCCATCCATACTGATCTATGTATCCTTCGTAGTTCCACTCCATAGGTATAAACAGCGAATACAATCCACTTTTTGTCTGTCCGTTAGCCGACCTTACCGATGGATCGCTATCCATGTATAATTTTTTAAAGTTACCACCACCCTTTGATAATGCATTAGACGTTGATCCCATCATACACTTACCAATAACCTTACTACCAAGTCTTAGACATGTCTTTGTAACACGCCAGTTGTTTAGTATATTCTCTGGCTTCTCCCATTTACCACTCTCGTCATGAACTAATAATAGAAGCTTCTCACCGTCATAACTATTGTCTGATGTATTCTTCCAGTCAATTGTTGTGTCAAGACCCTCAATCTCATCATCCTTCTCCTCGTCCATGTTCTTACGGGTAATCTTACTCGCAGGAACCCTGAACGCCAACTCTGTCTTTGGATTATCCATACCATCCTGTATAGGCTTGAAAAAGAATGGATAGTTCCTTACAATAGGCACTACCTTGTCAGTAAACATCTTCTTGGCATCACTACCAGTCTTTGAAAGAATACCTATTCTTGAATCCCTTGATATTGTTGCTATGTTAGCACACTCCTCTGATCCCATAAATGAAAAACCAGAACGTCTGTTCTTTAGATAGCACATACCAAAGCATCGTTTGTCAGCCTTGCATGCCTCCCAAAATATATAAAATATTCTGTTTGACTCTCTGAAGTCAGGGTGACCTACATCTATCTTTGTCCACTGAAGGTACATATAATGAGATCCAGTAATGTAGGTAGGTGTTCCGTGGTTAATGAACCAATACCCATCCTCTCTCCTGTCAAACTCACCCTCTATAAAGTCTACGTATTTAGATTTAAAAAGATTATCCTTTCTGTTCCAATCAAATATCGTTCTTATTTTAGATAGCTCTTTAGGATAATCATAGGCAACCCATTTATCTTCCTTTACGTCTATCTTTTTTGGTTTGGAAGGTATGGCTATCTTGAGTCCATTTATGTCATATACATCACCGATAGTCCCATCCTTAGATATAACTACAACATCATACTTCTTGTCATAGCCGTAAACCCATTTTTTCGCCCTGTTTCTTGAGATCAAGGCATTCTTGCTTATGTAATCCTTTGATATTTTATATAGGTTATTTTCCACGAGCCCTACCTTCTGCGAATCCGTTCTTTCCAGCGTCTATAACTTTGACCTCATCCTTACCAGTCTCCTCCTCTTCTATCTTGTGAAGCATAGCAAGTGCGTCATCGAATGCTAGCTTTTTAGCGGATGCTGCATTCTTCATCT